TTGATGATGCCTACTACAACCTGTACTGGGCAGCAGTTGAAGCAGCAGAGAGGAGAGAGCGTGAGTCTACAAAAGAGCAACAAGCGTAGAGGCGCAGCGTGGGAGATTGACCTTACTGACTGGTTTATGGAGCAAGGTTTAAACGCACAACGCTTACCTCGTGCAGGTCGCAACGATGTTGGTGATGTGTTTGTTCCAGGAGTTAACGGTGCCTATGTTGTTGAAGCCAAGGCTCCACGCCGTGATGGTCGCATTGATTTATCGGGTTGGATTCGTGAGGCAGAGATTGAGGCAGAGAACTACCGAGTTGCTAAGCGACTAGCCGTTGCACCTACGCCATTGGTGATTATCAAGGCGAGCAACAAGGGAGTTGGTGAAGCGTATGTCGTTCAGAAACTCAGTGATGTCCTCGCCAACCTCTAAGCATGACATTGTAAAAGTATTAGAACACTACGGATTTATAATCTCTACTAATCGTGGTGGGTGGCAATCAGTGCGTTGCGCCTTCCACAATGACCATGTAAAGTCGGCTCGTTTAAACATAGACAACGGTGGCTTTAGATGTTTTGCTTGCGACATGGCAGGCGATGTGTATTCACTCATTATGAAACGAGAAGGAGTTACCTATGGCGAGGCTCTCAAAATCGCAGAGAGAATTACTGGCGAAAGCAACGGAGAACTACGAAGGAAGCCTAGGCGAAGCGCTACCGTATCTAGCGAGTCGCGGTATAGCAGAGGCAACGGCTCGTATGTTCCGCCTCGGCTTCGTGGCGAATCCTGAAGCAGGGCATGAACCTTACCTTGGTAAGTTGGCTATCCCTTACTTGACTCCATCAGGTGTGATTGACATTCGTTTCCGTAGTTTAAACAATGACAGTGGACCGAAGTATCTATCAAGACCAGGAGCCAGCACCCACATTTACAATGTTCAGGCGCTCAATGATGATACAGATTTCCTTGTGATTTGCGAAGGTGAATTAGACACCATCATCGCCACACAAGTGGGCTTCTCTGCTGTGGGATTGCCTGGTGCTAACAACTGGAAACCGTTTTACTCCCGTGTCCTTGCTGACTGGGAAAAGATTATGTTGTTCTGCGATGGTGATAACGCAGGCAAAGAGATGGCTAAGACAATCACCCGTGAATTGGACAATGTATTCCCCGTGTTCATGCCCGATAACCAAGATGTAAACGATGTGTTCCTTGCTGAAGGAGCAGAGGGATTACGCAAACGAGTAGGTGTTTAAACTTGGCAAAGAACTCCTCATTTGATTTGGACTTTGGCTATGGTCGTAAGGGTGAACAACTTGTTGAGGAGTTGCTAACCCAAGGCAAGAAGGTTGAAGTCAAGCGTGACCGCAAGTGGTGGGTCACTAACAATCTTTATGTTGAAGTTGAATGTTGGTACATGAAGTCGCAGTCATGGGAACCATCAGGTGTGATGGTAACTGAGGCTGACTACTGGGCATTTGTGTTGGAGCAGGGCGTACTTATGGTGCCTACCTCGCATGTGCTGTATGCAATTAAAGAGTTTGGTCGTGAGATTACCTGCGAGATTCCACCGAATAAGAGCAAGGGTTATCTCATAACCGTAGATGATTTACTTATGGCGATGCGTAAGTTAAAGAACGAGAAAGCAGAACAAAAAGATGGATAGCCAAGACAAAGTTTGGGAAACTATTTACGGCGTTGCCCGTCAAGTGGCAACCCGTGCTAACCGCATGCACCGTGGGATTGTAACCACTGACGATGTGTACCAGCACTTGTCTTTGTGGGCGCTTGAACACTGGCACAAGGTGGAGCAGTGGACAGCAGAAGAAAGCCTGAAGTTTAAACTGCGCAAGACTTTCTATAACGAAGCGCAAAAGTATGTTGCTAAAGAGCGCTCGCATTTGTCACGCTCACCAATGAATGACAGTTTTTACTATACACATGAGGTGTTGCATGAACTGTTGCGTGATGTATGGACTCATGAAGGGTGGACTGATACGCCTGACATGAGTAGTGAATACATTTCACGCAGTGCTAAACCTTCAGAAGGTGGCAATCGTGTGGCGCTACTGTCAGATGTAGCAGCAGGACTGGAGCGTTTAAACGAGAACGATAGGAACTTGCTGCGTATGCGCTATGCCGATGGTGGTATGGAGTTTGGTGCGCTTGCTGAATCATACGGTGCCACCGAAGAAGCGATGCGTAAGCGTGTCAAGCGTGCGCTAACCAAGTTGCAAGACAGGTTGGGTGGCGAAGCACCGCAGTGGCGTGGGCGTAGGCGTGTTCGCAGTAACGCAGAAGCAAGAGCAGAGATTAGAAACCAAGAGGAACAAGAATGATTTATCTTTGGCATTATTACAACAGATTAAAGTGTCTGTTTGGTGTCCATTTTTGGATTGGCACACTAGCAGGTGATGGCATTGACGACCCAGTTGAGTACTACTGGTGTATGACTTGCAACAAAGAACAGTTGAATGACCCATACAAGAAGGAGCAGGAATGATTATCGGACTGAGTGGATATGCTCGCAGTGGTAAGGATACAGTTGCTGAGTTGCTCGTACTTAACTATGGGTTTAAACGAATGGCATTTGCAGATGGAATAAGACAGGCGTTGCTTGCGTTGAACCCCATTCTTCACGATGGTTACCGTTTAAACGAGATAGTCCAGATGTATGGGTGGGAGATAGCCAAGGCTAAAGATGAAGTGCGCCGTTTGCTACAAGTCATGGGCACTGAAGTCGGGCGTAAGTTAATCCATGAAGATGTGTGGGTGTGGCGTTTGTTCAATGAGATTGCAGAAGGGGAACGCATTGTCATTCCTGATGTGCGCTTTCCTAACGAAGCACGCATGATTGAGAGCCAAGGCGGGGAAGTGTGGCGCATCAACAGACACAACCATGCTGCAGTCAATGACCATATCAGTGAACACGCTTTAGATAATCACATGTTTAAACGCGCCATCTACAACGATGGAACTCTTGATGATTTATCTGATGAGATATTTATGCTCATGCACAATGTGTTTAAACTATGACGGAAGATGAATTCTTTGAAAGATTTAACCTTCTACACAATGCGTTCGTACAAAAGTTTGTACAGAAAATTGAGTACTCAAAGATTACAGAGAAAGATGAATGGTCTAAAGGTTTAAACACTGGTCTTGATTGGGCTATTCGTATTATTACTGGTGATAAATCTGCTTCATAAATAAACAAGCACCGCTTTCGGGACTGGTACCTAGGCGGTGCTTGCTGTTCTAGTCTAACCTATCTTTGATTATTGCTCAAGGCAGGGTCGGTTAGTCCCCACTTGCGCCGTCTGCGCTCCCTATCACGCATCACTGGTGTCATTCCACCCCATATACCGTAGCGTTCGTGGGCTAATCCCCACTCGGCGCAGGCTTCAATGACTGGGCAGCCACCGCATACTCGCTCCCTTATGTAACGCTCCTCCTCAGGTGTGAACTTATCCGTTAGTGGATAGAAAACTTCGGTCGGTACTCCAAAGCATTTGGCACCTTCAAAGTTGCGTGCGTTGTACGACAGCGTGTAATACACACGGTCATTTAAACGCAGAGCCTTGCGAACTCTATGAAATTTTGGTTGTGTTGGCGTAGCCTGTTGCATTTAAATACTCCATAACTGAGGCTACCAGTATCTCAACGCGTACTGGTCTAGTGATTACTGGCTCGGTGGGTACCTCTGCGTTGTAGGTCAAGCCACTGAGTATAAGATGCTTGCGCAATCCCTTTGTTAGTTCTTCATATTCGGTCATTAGTACCACCCTCTTGATAGATTTGAGCCAAGTGCCTTACAGATATTTCCTCCGTACTTGCGCTGTATGTATGCAAGTCCTGCCTCCACTTGTACGAACCCATCATCAGTGCGTTTAAACCCTACAAGTTTCCATGTTGCTGGCATGAACTGTGCGATTCCATACGCGCCTGACTTGCGATTGAGAGAGCGTGGATTCCAGTTACTCTCTCGTGTCCATAGTGTGTAGAGGCATGTCCATTGTTCTAACTTGTTCATTTGTATGAGCATGTCCACTGCATAACGCTGGTATTCGTTCTCATAGAAGGCGACCACTGTGCCTGCCACCTTGCCATCATTAACCGATGGTGTGAGAGGCACATGTGATTTGTCAAAAAACCTGTCGTCTATCGCCACCGATGCAGTGACGATGAGGAAGATGGCGACTAATCGTTTAAACATTATGCTTCCTGTTCCTGTTTGGCACTGATGTTTCGTATCAGTGTGAGTAAGTATTCAGGAAGGTCTGTGTCGTAGCCTTCATCATCAGCCTTGCCTACTGCAACTACATTGCCCACAAGGTGGGGCGTGTTGCCGAATAGGAAAGATAGAGCGCTCGCCATTGGATTCAGTGGCAAGCCAATCAGTAGTCCATCATCATTCACATAGAGGTTGGCTACTTCCATGCCGTTGTAATCGTATAAACGCACGGCATCAATCGTTCCATCAACACCTGTTTGGTAGTCAGGTAATTGTTTAAACAACTTCTCCTCATGCGTTCCATCGGGGCGTATTACTACACCTTTGACTGGTCTTTGTTTACTCATGTTCTCCCTCCATTTCTTCTTCGTCTAGTGATTTCATTAGGTCGTTGATGCTTGGTGCTTTTATGTCGTCATCACAGATTGCTCCGTGTGGTACCAGCGTGTTTGATATGGTGCCACCGCAGACTCCGCAGGTACTCATTTCAAAACGGTCTTTCTACTGAGTTCTCAAGTTTCTTGAGCAGTTCTAAGTTACGCTTGCGTAGGTATGTGTTGTACTTGTTTAAACGGGCGTTGTCTTTCATGGCAAAACCAAGCACGGTTAGTGCGCTGATTAATGCGATGATGATTCCTACCATTTCTCCAGTCGCTAGGTACATTTGTTTATTTCTCCTGTCGTTTCATGTCTTTGATTAGTTGGTGGTATCTTGCACGCACTGCATCTTTGTCATTGCGTGGGCAAGTAATGCCTGCCTCTTTGCAGAGTTCGGCGTAGATAACCTGAAAGTCCTCACGATAGAGTTCTCTCAGTATGTGTTCGGCTTTGTTAAATAACTTAGCGCGAAGTGTGTTTATATCTTGCTGTGTTCTTTGTTGTTCTGTCATGGTGTAAGTATTGCGCACATGTAAAACAAAAGTCAAGGAAGTTCCAGGCAAAAATAAAAAATAATTTTTGATTTGTTTAAACACTAGGTAATGGAACACCTGGTTCCAGGCGGCGGTGAGTGAACTGTTTAAACAGTAGAGATAATCTGGCTACAATTTGTGCGCACAAAAAAACCCCCGCCGCAGCGAGGGTTCTCTTGTTTAAACTATTAGAAGGCTAGGTCCTCTTTGTCCTCCCACCAACGAGCGTACTTTTCCGCCTTGCGTTGGTTGTATCTGCCCAAGTAATCAAGTTCGGTTGCGTAGGCAGGCTGGCTGTAACTGCTCCACCAGTTTGTGCGTTCGTATGTGCGAGGCGTGAAGGTTTGATACTCGGTCACATGACCGTCACGCACCTTGAAGTACTCGCCCTCTGCTGCTTCATGTAGCCAGTCAATCTCGCAGTCTGCCATGATTGCAGCGTTCTCTACGGTTTCCTGTGTTGAGCCATAGAACAACGAGCCTGTGTTTGCTTGCGCGAGCCATAGCGGGGAGGAATTGACACGGGCTAGGTGTAGCGTTCGTGGGTCGTGTTGTGTAATCCATGCGAGCGCTGCCGTGCCATAGAGTTCGGGCAGGATTTCCCAAGGCTTGCCATCGGAGAAGGCAATCAGTGCAGCAGCAGCCTCACTGTCAACCTGACCAACGCGAGGAACACCTAGTTGTTTAAACAATTCGGTGTCGTTGCTGATGTGTCCGTTGTGTGTGAGTACGATTTTACCGCGTGGGATTGGGTGGTTGTTGCTTGCGATACTTGGCGAGCCTTGCGTTGCCCATCGTGTATGAAGGATTGCAGTAGTTGCGCCGTCACATAGGCGTGAGCCTGCCTTGGGCACGAACTTTGTGGCGCTGGTTGGCGCTTTGCTAATGACACGCCTGCCGTTGCGTGGGTTAATCCATGCAGCGCCTGTTGCGTGTTGTCCACGGTGTTCAATGTCGTAGAGCATCTGCCCTGCGAGGTCGCTCGTGGTAATGCGTGAGTAATGCTTGGGGTCTAGGCAATAGCCTGCGATTCCGCACATATTTTGTATCTCCAGTCTGTTGTTGGTTGGTTAATGGGTGAAGTGTATCACATGGTGCAGCCAGCGCAATCAGAGCGCAGGCAGTCGCCACATGTAATCATGTTTAAACGGTAGTCATCTGACCACACGCAGGTTGGCTGGTGTGGGTCATAGAATGATTCGCCACAGTTTAAACACTGGTTTTTGTCGTTGTACTTTGTGGCGCTCATGAGTTGCGCACCTTGTACAGTGCCCACATGAGCAGCGCAATCAGTAGCAGGGCGCTGCCGTCTATCCATTGCAGCCACCAAGGGAGAGCGTTCGTATACATGTTTAAACACCCGCCCTTTCGTGTTCGTGCCAGTCAAGGTTAGCCCTGTCCCATTCGCTGCTCATGCTGTAGATACGCCCGCAGGTTGTGCAGATTGCGGAGGTTTCGCCGTTCTCAGTGCGTTGCCAAGTAAACATGTTTAAACACCTGCACTTTCTAGTTGTTCGGTTAGTCCTTCGTAGAGTGATTTAGTTCCCTCGTACTCGCGCACAAGTTCCACAAGGTTCTCAAGTTCCTGTTCGTTAAGCGCGTTTACATGGCACGCCTTGGCGAGCAGGTTCTTAAGTTCGCCAAGTTCCCGTTCGGCTCGGTCTGCGTGGCGTTCCAGCATTTCGCGGTGTTGTTTTAGATTCATGTTTAAACACCTGCACTTTCTGCTGCTGCTTTCATGAAGTCTTGCGCCATGTCATAAAAGGGATTAATTCCCCAACCCGTGCAGAGTTGCGCAATCAATAACGCGCCCACGGTTCCCGCCTCTTTCTGCTTGGCATCAACAGAAAAGCCGATAGAAAACTCCACATAGTCGCGGATAAATTCAGCCAACGCGTGCGTGTTCGTGTTCGCTGGTTCGCCGTTAGCGTTTAAACGCTTGGCTTTCTTCATGATGTGTTCGTATGCGGGGCGTGTGTTTTCTAATACAAGCATGCAATCGCGGGCGAACTGCTCGCGTGCTGTTGGTTGTTCGTACATGGTTTCCAGTCCTTTTCTGTTTAAACGCAACGGGCTTTCCGTGGCGTTCGTGGGTTGCTAGGGATTGCACCTAGTCAACGGCTAACCCGTCAACCCGTCACCGTTACGCGTAAACTAGTACGCCGATGATACCGCCTGCAACGATTGCCAATGCCCAAGCGTTACGCTCAAGCCATGCCACCGCTTCAATCATGTAATCGGTCATGTCTGCCAGTCCTTTCGTTTAAACACGGGCGGGCTTTCCGCCGTGTTCGTGCCCGCCGTAGGGATTGCACCTACGCGTGCCCACTAGGGGCGGGCTACCTGCTACCCGTTTAAACTGGTGGCGCGGTTCTTGAGCCAGTCACCCGTTGAGGCGTTGAGGTTGCCAGTCACAACGAGCGCATCTAACAGGGTTTTGCAGGTTTCAACCTGTGGCAGTGTGCCAACAGACCATGGATTGAGTTCGTTAATCGTTGTTAGGTCTGAGCCGTTTACGCTGGCGTTTATCATGCTCGCCACGAATTGCGCCCACGCGATGGCTTTCACGCCGTTGAGCGTGCCTTGGTGTAGGCGTATTTCAACGGTGCCGTGGCGGTGCATGGATTCAAGGTTGAGCGAGGTATAGCGGTTTCCATTCATTGCGCCACGGTTTTGATTGGCGGTGAAATTGGCTTGAGCCTCCGCGTATCGGCGGTCAAGAATTGAGCAGTAACGATTGTTTAAACGGCTTGGCGCTACCAGTGCAGCGATTGCGCCATGTACTGCGTACCAGTTGAGAACAAAGCGGGCAAGATTATCCTCGCCACCGTTTCCCCATTCGCCAAAGGCATTAACGCCAATATGAACATGAAAACCCGTAGCACGGTCAACGCGAGCGCCCGCGTTTTTGAGCGCCTTGGTGACCTTGTGAGCCTCGTTGAGGCGGGCAGGGTTGAGGATTGGGCTAACAACCTCTGCGCCGTTGGAAACGCTGCCGTCATAAACGGCTTTCCAGTTGTCGGCGGTTTCATGAGTTGAGCGTGGGGTTTCGCAGGCGATGCCTGCAGCGTTTAAACAACGAGCAGCGCGGTCAGGGTTTAGACCTTGGATTTCAAACTCCATTCCAAAAGTAGTTGTCATGGTTAGCGAGCCTCCCGCATTGGTTGATTGCAAGCAGGGCAGATTGGGCTGCCGTAGGTGATAAGGGTTGAGCGAGAGATACGAGCGATGTAACCGTCAACCTCGCAAAGAACTTTGCGGAGGCGGGTTGTCTGCTTCACCGCGTTTTCTTGTGCTGCATGGCGTGCCATGTTTTGAGCCTTTCCAGTCAATCGGCGCCGTGTTGCGCCAGTGGCACAAGTATGAAGGAAAGTTTAAACAATTACAAGCACCTAAAAAACAGCGTAAAACACTGGTTTTTTGCGTGTTTTGGTAAAACGGTTTAAACGATGCTCACGCCGTGCCACGCTGCAACCTCTCACGCCATGAAATTGGAAAGTGAGTAACAAGCAAAAAAGCAGTGTAAAACAATGGTTTTGTGAGATTTGGTAAAACGCGGTTGTGAGATTGCTTGTGATTTTATTGGGTTTTTTGCATGTTACCGATTGGCAGCAGATTGCAGCGCTGCCCGTGATTGGTTGAACTTTCAACAATTAGCCAGTGAGCGCTGCAGTGCTTGAGTGTTTAAACAATGCGGGGCGGGGCGCGGGCGATTTATACAGCGCACGAGATTGTGCAGTTGTAACCGCCTGCCCTGCTAGTTCTTGCAATGCAGTGCAGTGCAGCCTGCCAAGCAGTGCCGTGCAGTGTTGCAAGTAGCAGTGTGAGGTGCTGTAAAGCACCCCAGGGTTTTTAAAACGCGTGCGAGTGTATGTATGTGTGTATACATACATAACTTTGCTAGTCCTCGCCCCCCATAAATGTGGCTCTGACCTGCACTTTTGCTGATTTACTTACTATTGTGGCGTAAATCACATACCCAAAAGTGTCCGATGAGGACCTTTTGGACACCTATAGTACTAGTGAGGAGGCGAAATTATCGGAGCCTCCGAACACTAACTGCGACCCTAAGGGGTCGCCCTAGTAGAAGCCCTAACCTTCGGCTTCGTTTGGACTACGCCTTCGGTTAGGAGTTTAGCCCCAAGACTCCAAATACCCCGTCTTGGGAGATGCTATGGAAAGAAAACGAACTACCTCTGCTTCGCATAAAAGCGATGCTATCAAGAAGCAAATTATTGATTTTTTAATGCAGGGCTACTCTGTCCAAAGGGCTATGGATGCCGTGGGCAGAAGTGTCAAGACCTATGAGTACTACCGAAAGGTGGACTCTGAGTTTGCCACTGCTGTAGACAAAGTGCGGTCCATGACCGCTAGAGGCGAAATAGGTGGCTCTAGAGGGGAAGTACCACCCTTCCCCGAATTCTCGGAGAAATACCTAGGCACACAGGTGTTTACACACCAACGCCATTGGATAGATTTATTAGAGGGTAGAGAACCTTCGGATGTACACCCTGCTATAACCTACGAGGTAGGGGCACCCGACTTATTGATTGTCAACACCCCACCAGAACACGCAAAGTCCACGACCATTACGGTCAACTATGCTGTCTATCGGATTTGCCAGAACCCTAATATCAGAATCATGATTGTGTCCAAGACACAGGCTATGGCACAGAAGTTCCTGCTCTCCATCAAGAACAGACTAACGCATCCTAAGTATCAGGACCTACAACTCACTTTTGGACCACCAGGTGGTTTTGAAAAGAATTCTGATTCGTGGAAGCAGGACCTAATTTACCTATCCTCAGAGGCACGCGACTCTGGCGAAAAGGACCCTACCGTACAGGCTATCGGTATTAGAGGGCATATTTACGGTGCCCGTGCCGATTTGATTATCATGGATGACTGCGTGGATAACACCAATGCCCATGAGTACGAAAAGCAGATTGATTGGATTCAGTCTGAGGTTATGTCCCGTATTGACGAAGATGGTGGCAAGTTGCTACTTATTGGCACCCGCCTTCGCCCAAGGGACTTGTATTCGGAATTACGCGACCCTATGCGCTACCCCGATGAAACTTCCCCTTGGACTTACTTTGCACAACCTGCCGTTTTAGAATTTGACGAGGACCCTGATAATTGGGTAACCCTCTGGGCTAAGACCAATATGCCACCAGTATCTGGTAAAGGCGTACCCGACAAAGACGGTCTATACCGTAAGTGGGATGGACCTGCACTTCTGAAGAAACGAAGTCGTCTAT